AGAGACCCTAGAGATCTTAGGAAGCCACCAAGTCCTCCTATATGTGCACCATCTTGATTTACCATATTGATGGTTGCAAAGTTCCTGAAGAATAGGTTGAGTGCGTCTATGACTAAGATGCGGTCATTTTTAGACTCCTGACTCTGGGGAGTATCTTCTTTGCTAATATTATTTAGAAGGTCTTGAAAGTCTTTTCTCATGAATATAAAGATACGAAAAAAGCCCCTGCAAGGCAAGGGCTCTTAAGTCTTTATTTTATTTTATTTTATTAATCTTTTTCCTCTAAATCGTCTTCATCCATATCGTTACCTTCTAAGTCGATAGCGTATCCGTAAGCCTCTTCTGCATTTTCTCCTTCTGGATCTTCTACGTATTGCTCTGGGTAATCGTATATAACTCCGGTGATGAAGTATCCGTTAGGGTATTTTTCAATTTTAACTACAGTACCATCGTCGTTAGGATCGTCAATTCCTAATTCGTAAGTTTTTCCTCCTAGTGTCAATTTGTCTATTCCTTTTTCCTCATTCATCAGTCTAGAATGTTTAGGTTCGTAATGTCTTGGATTAGATAAAACTTTACGAAACTGTGAAACTGTTTTTTTTATGTCCGCAGTACCGTTTTTATACGCTTTAACTGTTGCAAGTAATTTAGCATCCCAAAGATTGTTTGCCATCCCATTTGGCTTTCCTGGCCAATGTTGATCGTATTCTTCGAAGTATTCTATAAGCGCTTCTCCAAATGTATCTATACCCTGTTCAAGTTCTGATATTTCGTAAGCATCTAATATGCTTTTCACTTTAGCAACTAACTGTGGGTTATGTTCATTCACGGGTGTAATAAAAATGTCTAAAAAAGAAAAAGGATCTTCTTTTGCTTCGTTTATTATTCTAGAGTTTCTAGTAACCTTATTCTCAACGAGGTACTTTTTTAAATCAAAATTATCCATTTTTTTTTATTTAAAAGTGTCTTTGTTATAAATATGTCCTAAAGATAATAAAAAAGCCCCTGCAAGGCAAGGGCTCTTAAGTCTTTATTTTATTTTAATTTTAGGTTACTCCCCTTTAACTTTATCGTATACAGCTTTACCTACAACAGCTAATATAGCACCACCAATCGATCCAGCTAACACAGCTCCTATATGAGATGGAGAGTAGCCCATTTGCTGCATGTGTGGAGTGATAACATCACCTAAGCTTGCTAATTTAGCAGCTAAAACTCCACCTCCTACTAACCCGGTCCAGAAAGCTCCTCCATAATCAAAACCTTCATCTAGTTTTTCTGGGTTTTGTTCGGCTTTCTTGGCGAAGTGTAATGCTAATTTATCTACGATATCTTCGGTTAAACCTTCACCTTCGTTAAGGCCCATAAGTTTCATTAGCTCTGCCTGTGCTTTTGGATCTTTAGCTATTGCATCTACTACCTTATCAAATTTAGGTGAATCGTCTACTTTATCTGCTACTTTTTTAGCAACAGCGACAGCTTTCTGTGGAGTTACTTCCTCTGCTTCAGTAAGCATTTTAGAGTTTCTAGTAACCTTATTCTCAACAAGGTACTTTTTTAAATCAAAATTATCCATTTTGTTTTGTTTTAGAGCGTTTGTTATAAATATACCTTAATATAAGAAAAAAGCCCCTGCAAGGCAAGGGCTCTTTAAAAAAGAAACTTAGATTTATTCCGGCTCTTGTTCGTAATAATTCGGTGTTACATCCTCATACACTTCCTCAACAACGGTGAAGTCTCCTCCTCCTAGTATTTTAGACCAGTCGGCGGCATTAGCATCCTTATACTTCTTCAAGTCTTTATCATTGTCTTCGATAAATCCGTGAGGGGTCATAATGATCTTACCTCTAGTTGTGATTCCGTTAATATGATTCTTATCAATCTGTAGGTTTGTTCTCTTGGCAAATTCTACCTGCTTTCCGTCTTTGATCGCCTTGATCTTAGAAGTTCCAGCATTCATAATATTACCGAACGTTACCACAAAGGTTGCATCATACCACATGGCAAAGCCTCCCTTGTTCATTAGTTTGGGTTGCCCCATCGGTGATTCAGGTTTTTGAGTCCAGACTTTATTCACTACTACCAGGGTGTTAGTATAAGGTGAAGATTCCTTTCTGGACATAACAATCTTTTGATTTACTCCGTTACCGAATTGTGTAGACATCGCACCGGCATTCCATTCATTATTATTCTTATTCGATCTAACTGATAGTTCACAAGGAACTGATCCAATTGAATCCCAAAGGAATAATAAATCATAAGGTAGATTGCCTTTCTTCTGCTCATCCATCAAGTCAAGAATAAACCCAGACACGTCCTCAATTGTATTCAGAGTCTCTCTATCAACATAGATAAAGAACCCTCCGTAATCTGATACCTCACCAGTCTCTTCATCAACGGTCTGTTCGACTTTTAATCCCATCTGCATGGCATGCTCCCAGTTCCACTTCATCTCTGTAGTGATAAAGACCGGGAGTATACCTGCTTTCTGGGCAGAGACTGCAGCCTCAAGCAATGCTGTGGTCTTTCCAGTATCGGAGTGACCTCTCAGCATTACTATATGGCCCATCGGGATTCCAGGTATTGAAGTAACTTCCTGGAAAGCTGATGATAAAGGGATCCAAGATTGAGTCTTGAACTTTACGTTCGATTTAAGCATTTTATTCTGCTTAAACTTATCTAAATCGAATCCCTTCTTGAGTTCGGCAGATACGGCTTCTGTTAGCGATTTTCGTTGCTTGGCCATATCTTAATTAGAACGGTAGATCGTCGCTGAATAATGAATCGAATTTGTCTGCCTTAGATTCTACTTTCTTACCTTGAGTCTCTAGAGAGAATTTCTCTGCTGGTTTCTCCCAAGGAGTCTTTTCTTCAACTTTAGGCTTGTCGCTGTCAAAGTTTGATGCAGGCTCGGATGAGATAGCACCCTCTTCTTCTTCAGGAGCCAACCACTTCTGAAGGACTGCTTTCATATCGTCAAATTCCATGCGATCGAATGCCTTCATAGGCTCAGGCTGGTCGTTCAAAAGTTTCTCAAGGATTGCCTTATCTTCTGATAATGGAGTCTGGGCAGTCTTAGCTCTTGCAGTAGTCTTGTTAAAGCTGTTACCTGTAACCTCTGGACCTACTGTAGTTAAAGTAAAATCACGGCCGGTCATAATATCAGTGAAGTCCCCGATATCCTCATCTTCAGCCATTGAAAGGAATTCCATGTAAAGCTCTTTACCGAATCCCCAAAGCTTAACTCCCTCAGCTTCTTCACCTCTAACGATTACAGGTACGAATACCCTCATCTTAGGATCCAATTTACGGGCCAGACGGTAGTTATCCTTGTCTCCAGTAGAACGTAGCTGCTTGGCAAATTCTACAATCGGGTCTTTTTCACCCCAGTTGGTTGGAGAGATGATAGGACGGTCACCTATTCCGTCATGGAAGTAAAGTTCTGAAAAAGGATTAGCCTTATTGAATTTAGAAGGTACGATCCTGATTACTTGTTTACCTACTGACGGGCGCCAGAAGATCATTTTACGGCCTTCACCGGAAGGTCGCTGATTCTGCTGCTGGAGGTTATCCAGCTTCTTTTTAATAGCGTTTAAATCCATATAACTTTTTATTTATAACTAAAGATAGTGACTTTATTTCTAAAGATCAACTATTTTATGTATTTTTGTTCTAAGAAGTTTTAATTCTCCTTGCTGGGTAAGCAGAATAGTATTTCTATAGTGCTGCCAGTTAATTCTAAACTTTGTATCTACTATGCCTCCGTTTAACTCTTTGATAAGTTCGTTGAGAGCATTAATAGTGTAAAGGGTATTAGTTTCTTTTTTTCTATGAACTAAGATAGTATCTTCCGGAATTGCATTTACTGATGGTCTGTCTACGTTATAAGTGCAAACATACTCCCCACTGTTCTTAATTTCTAAAACAAAGATCTTATTATATAGTATAGTGTATTCCTGAGATATTGCAAAGATGAAATCATCGATGCCTTTCTCCTCCACAAAAGTACAAAAAAGTTTATTATTCACGTCCTCGGCGTTTATGCTGTCTATATCATAAATATCACAAAGGCCGGGCTGAATCGTAGTCTGTTCCATAGGTTAATTTTACTCTTAATTTTTTCTCCTCAAATATTGCTAATATGCTCTTTAACGTTTCTTTATCCTCTTTTGAGAAATCAAACAGAAATGCATCATACGTATAAAGAATTAATTCTGTCTTGGTACTATTAATAATATAAAGTATATCTTTCAGAAGTTCAACGTTATTTGCAGTTTCTAGATTTTGGATTAAATAATTGAATAGTTTCTGAGGATTCATGTTCTCTAGATCTTTTGCTTTGAAGACCTGTCCGGATATAAATCCTTCAAATTCTCCATCGGCCATAAAGTCTTTCCAGACATCGGCAATAAACTCTTTGGTTAACCTAAAGAATTCAAAATCTTTATATTGATCGTAGATATTACCGTAAAGCTGTCTAAAGACTAGATTCTTAGCCTCTGATCGTTCCATCTCAAACTGCTCGGCAAAGTCTTCATAGATATCGCCGGTCGGTGAATTATAACCAACCAGCTGTGAAATCAAAGTCGGATGATAAGCCGTCAGATCTATTTCAAGTAGAAAATCGTTTCTAGGAATAAAAACCGAACGGCACCCGTTTTCTTTATTCAAGGCAGCAAAGTTGATAGTATTAAAGGCATTTGAAGGCCTGCCGGTCAAGGTGTTTAAATTATACTGACTAAATACCCATTCATTATAACGGTTTAGAAAGGGTCTCTCAAGTTCAAAGTATCTTTCAAAAGCACTATTAACTTTTAGACCGTTACGTTCTATAAACCAGAAGACATCTGAGATATCCTGTTTATACTGGTTATATTCATATTTCTCTATAATAGGTTTATATTGATTGAATAACTCTTCACACTGCTCAAAATGCTTTACTATCGGAATGATAGAATTTAAATTCTCATCTGAATAGAATTTCTGAGAGAAGTATTGTAAGGTTTGGTTTTTCTTAACTTCTACCTGATTACCGATTCCTACATCAAGGACATTATTACTAAAGTAAAAATAATTAAATGCTTTCTTATCCAGGGTATAAACTTTCTCTAGACCGGATAATAGATCTTTAACCTGTGAAGGATCAAACTTTAGAGCTTCCGGATGATAAAAGTTAATAAAGTAACCCCTATCCTGATTCTGATCTACGTTCCTAATATAGAGTCCTAACGGGGAATAAATACCCGGATGAATCTCCGGATGTCTTTCTACCGGTACGGCAAAGACTTCTCTGCCGATATGGTATTTAAACTCTTCAAACTGCTCTTGGGATTCAATTAGCCAAAACATAACCTTTACCTTAAGATAGGTAAGGTTTTAGGAAAGATCAACTTTCTTTATATAATTTGAGATAATCGTATTTTAAGAACTGTTGAAAGCCTTGAATCTTTTTTCTTCTTTCGGTTAATCTTACAATATTACTATTTGTTCTTTGAACCTGTTCCTTATCTCCGGAAATCTGCCAGGGAATAGAGAAGTTTAGATAGAGCTGCCAATGGTATTTAGGATCTTGAGATCTTAATTCTTCAAAAGTTTCTTTACTAATTTCTAAATAGTATAATTCGTTTTGCTTTTTTACAAAGTATCTTATTATTTCTCCAAGATTGTAATCTTCAGAAGTCGGACGAGGATTGTAAGGAGTTAACCCTACTGTAGGTAAATCAGGATCAGTCGGTGTTCGTCTTATGGTATTGTAGTATTCTGAGATTTCAACTGTTACATTAGGTTGGGGCTGGTCTATTTGCTCTAACTGTGCATCTGATAATTCAAAAGTATCTATTTGATCTTCCACTCTTGAAATAACAGGAGCTTGAAATATTGTGTAAGGTTCCTTTTCTTCTGCTTGAATTGGTATAAGTATCTCAACAGGAGTATCGTTCGGAGTTCTACCGGT